TCGGTTGATCGGATAACCGTCTTGGCCTTTGCCCAGCACAAGATTCATTTGTGCTCGCTGGGTAATCAGCAGCCCAACCTTGCGCATCCCGGCGCGGATTTTTCGCTTGTCGAAGGCGTCGCGTTGGAAGCTGTCGAAACCCTCGACGTGTAGATAACCGTCAATCGAAGCAGAGTTAGACATAGATCCCTCCACCAGCCAGTTGCGGACCCAACTCTTCTACTTCAAGTAAGGTGAACCGGCGGCTGCCGTTCATGTCTGCAACCCGGCGCACCCGATAGATCGCGTCACCATGAACAACTTCATGCGACTCGCTCATTCCCTTTAGGTAATAGAAGGTCACCCGGTGGGTAATCTTCACATCGGTCTGAACACCGTTCGCGTAAACCGCCGTACCAACCGGTTCGATTTTCGCCCATCGTTTTTTCTGATCGGTGAACAACGATTCAAGCCCTTGATCGGGTGCGGGGATGTCGGTCCTCAACCTCAGTGTGATACGCCGGTCCAACTCCCCGGCACTGGGCTCGCGCATGGCCATAATCAGAACCTCGGAGGGACGGTGATCTCTGCGACCAGGTGATCGAGGAACGCCGACGGAAGCTCCGCCAATGTCTGCCCCACCAGAAACATCTCCGGATGACGGTAAATCGTCGCCGCAGCCATCAGTAACCAGTTGCGAACGCCAGGGTGCACGTCCAGATCAAGCCCAGCCTTGTACCGAATCCGCAGCACACCCGCCGGCCTGGGCGACGGAAAGGACAGAAAGCTTTCCCGCTGATCCTGCCGAAGCTCGAACGGCCCCGGCAAGGCCGCCCAGGTACCGTCCGACTGTTGCGACATTACCGAAACGATCTCATTTGCCTGCCCGACATCCAAAGCATGACCACCCGCAAAGTGAGCTGGCCAATCCTCTTCGTAAATCGCTCCACGGATCGAAGCCCCGGTTTTTGATTCGCATTGTGTTGTCACGCCGGGGATGATGATCTGTTCGATCAACTCCGGCTCCATGTCTTCCGGTTCAACCCGACACTGGAATGCAACCTGTGCCAGGGTGAGAACGGGATCGCCGAAGTACTCGATTCGACGCGCCATGATTTACGGCTTCGCGTCGTTGTCACCAGCACCGTCACCGCCGTCGCCGCCTTCACCATTGTCGCCGCCGTCGCTACCTTCGCCCTTAACACTTGACGTAGTTTGCGAATCAGGGGCAGAACTTGGTTCAACTTTACCGGCACCTTTCTGGCCAGCGGGTTTCGACGCATTTTTGCTGGACTTCGGCTTGGACGCCGACTCTCCCGCGCCTTCGTAAATTTCAGCGAAGCCTTTCGACTTCAGTCCCTCAACCACTTCTTCTTCGAACCCGGCCAACTCGTCAGCCGAATAGCCTCGCCAGGCTTTCAGGAACCGCACCACAACTTTATCGCTCATCGCTTCAACCTCAGATATGCAAAGCCCCGCCGAAGCGGGGCAAAAGGATTACATGCCAGCGCCCCACTTCACGGCGACAGCGACCACAATGCACTCCACATGGCGTGGACCGAAGTCGTGCTTGGCGATCACCTTGACCAATGTCTGGTCACGCTGGAAGGCGCTGACCATGTTGCCTTCAGAGTCCTTATAAGCGGCTTCATTACTGAACGAGATCGTCAGGTCCATGTCTTCGCCGATCATCATGTCTGCGAAGTTGACGAAGTAGAACTCAGTCTCGTTACCGCCGACGCCGAGGTTGACCGGGATCTGGTTGCTCAGACCAACCGGGTACCCCTTGAACAGACCCTGTTCAATTTCCGGATAGGCTTTGTTGCCGTTACCATCACGCAGAGACTGCAACCAGCGGAACACGCGTGGATGCATCAACCAACCGCAGTCCTTCATCATCACGTTGGCCGTTTCGATGCGAAGCATCATGCCACCGCAGAACAGGTCGATTTTTTCCAGAGTGATGGTGGCAACGTCCGGAGCAGGCAGCACGTTGAACGCTTGCGCCCAATAGCGCATACCCTTGGGCAACGTGCCGGTGCCGTCGGCGCGGATGAAGTGCAGGTCCTCCGAGAGCCCCATCGACACCGCCAGATCGTTCACAACAATGTCGTCAATGCGAGGACTGATACCGGCGTTGGCAATCAGGTCATTCGAGATTGGCACAATCGCTGCCGCTTTTTTCGCGGAAAGCTTCGTATCAGCGAACGTCATGCCAGTGATCGGGATATCGGTTTCGGTACCAATGTAGGTCACGATGGTGTTGCCAGTGATACGCGGCATGGTCAGGTTGCCGTTGTTCAATGGCAGACTCCGAGTGCCCATCTTGCGCACAACCGACATCGGGCGCAGAGCCTCGATGATTTCGGTTGCGAAATTTTGAGGAACCAACACACCACCAGCTCCCGGCGTCACAGTGCTCAGCGCCATGGCAACGTCAGTGGAATAACCACCTTGTTCTGCCATTTGTGCGGCCTGCTGCTGATTGCCTCCAGCAGCGGCAAGCAATCGGACCATCTGCGCCATCCGCACACCTGGCGCATCAGCTGGACCCGATCCGGAAAGGTAACCTGGTGATGGGTTGATACGGCCTTTAGCCAATTCACTTACCGGGATCGCACTGGCGGCTGCCATTCGCTCGGCCTGTTCCGCTCGACTGATTTTGTCAGTCAGAGCATTGAACTCAACCTCCAGACTGGTGAACTGAGCCAGCTGCTCAGCCGACAGGGCTTGCCCACCAGACTCAAGCTTGGCCAGAGCCTGAAGCGAATCATTGAGTTTGGCGCGTTCGCTACGCAATTGAAGTACAAGGGACATGTTGCCTCCTGGGCATAATAAAAAACCCGCACAAGGCGGGCTTCGATGGCTGCCGCGAACGCGGTCAGATCTTGGTTTGAAAATCCAGTGCGGCTGCGCGAACCGACAGGCGGCCTTGCTGCCGGTTGGCTCGGCTCAATGCCACCGAGTTGGATAAATCATCAACGGCTTGTTGCGGGCTCTGCATGCGATCGGCCAGGCCCGCTGTGATACCGGCCTGCCCTCGATACAGGCCTGCCTCAGTGGCAATGACCTGCTGCACTGAGAGCCCGCGGTAGTCAGCAATCGCATTGACGAAGAGCTGATAGCTCTCCTGCACAACATCGTTGAGGTACTTGAGCGACTGGTCGCTCAACGGTTCGTGAGGACTGAGGTCATTTTTGTGAGCGCCTGCAAACACGGTGGTCACCTTGACGCCCATGCCCTCTTCCATCTTGGAGCGGTCCATGTGACTGGCGATGACACCGATAGAACCGACACCGCTGGTCTGGCTCACCACCAGTTCGCTACAGGCGGCACCGATCAGATAACCGCCACTGTAGGCCATAAAGTTGACGATGCCGGTGATGGGCTTCTGTTGGGCCATGGCACGGATGTCGGCAGCCAGCTCGAACGCGCCGACGGCAGAACCTCCGGGGCTGTCGATGTCCAACACGATGCGCTCGACCATTGGATCGGCAACAGCGTTGCGAATCTGGCCACGCAACGACTCATAACTGGTCATCGTTTCGCACATGCTGACGTGGCTACCGCGACTGACCAACACACCGCTGACCGGAATAACCTCAATGCCTGTGCGCGCGATAGCCGTCCGGCGCTCTTCCTCACGCTGGGCGATTCGGTCCATGCCATCATCCGACCACAAGCCGGCAGCGCCCTGCCCGCCGATGTTGACGATGTTCAAGCTCATTGCCTGGTTGGCCCAGCGAACGCCAAGATCCAACATGTCAGGCGTCACCAACAGCGGCTGATTGAACAGCAGGCTGGAGGCTCGCAGGTAGTTTTTCATTGCGCGAGAATCCTCTCTATTTCAGCGTGCTGCAGTTCGAGCTGCGCTCGCACGTTGGGGTTGGTCAAGTCAGGGGCGCCCTTGCCTGCATCCACCATGTTCAGCGGTTGCAGGTAGATGTCACCGCCCGGTACCGGAGGCATATTCTCCAACCGGCGGATATCGTTGACGCTGAGCCAGCCCCACTGACGCCCGATGGCGTAGGCCTCATAACGACTCTTCTGATCACCGCGCAATAGGCCAGACAAGTTGAATTCAATGAAGTACTCGCGCCGGTCAGCGGGCAACAGAAAGTCGCGCATCATCGACTGCTCATGACGCTTGACCCAAGGCAACAGGGCGAACACCACGAACTGAATCATCAGCTGCTCAAGGGTGTTGTAGTTGGACTTCTCCAGGTCGTTGACCATGGGCAGTGGGATCTTGTAAATCCGCGCAATGTCAGTGCCGGTGGTTTTGAGGATCCCCAGTACTTCGGCGTCCACGTTGTTCATGGAGACGGGTTTGAAGGTCATGCCCTCTTGCAGCAGCGCGACTTTCTTAGCGTTGTCCATACCACCAAACTTCTGGCCCCACTGATCGACAATTTTGTCGATGCTGCCCTGATCCTTGATCGCCGGAGCTTCGCGCGGGCGCTCGATCACACCAGAGACTGTCACACCGTTGGCGAAGCTTTTGCCCGTGTATTGCCGAACCGCCTGAGCCAAGCCGAGCGATTCGGCATGTACCTCAATCGGCGACAGCCCCACGTAGTGGTTGGTGCTGAACCACCGCACGTGGTGGATCATGCGCATCGGCAGAGCTTCGCCTCCGCTGATCCGGTAACACGGCAACATGTCGCCACCCTTCAGCACCTGAACTTTGTCGTTGCACAAAGGCCAGAGTGCCATGACGTTTCCGTCATCCCGGCGATCGATGAAGCTGTAAGCATTACCTCGCAAGCCAGCAGCACCTTGCGTGCACTCCCGGTACTCATAAGGCGTCTGAAATCCGTTCGGCTGGTACCGAAGGACGTCATACGCTGGATGGTTGATGGCCGCTTCGCGCTGACCTTTATCCAGGCGCCGGTACATCTCGCAGGGCAATTGCCCCATGGTTTCGGCCAGCAACGTAACGCAGTTTTGCAGGATCGGCAGGCCCAATGCCGACTCGGGCGTGACCTTCACACCCGAGCTGTTCCGGCCACCACCAAGAAGACCACGCCAAAAGCCGCCACTCGTTTCGGTCAGATTTCCTCGCCCCTCGCCGAGCACGCTTGAAAAGAACATGCTCAACCTCCTTGGGGTTTGGATTTGGCTTTCAGTGCAGCGGATGCGCGATCGGCAAGGAATGACCAGGCCATCAAGCAGAGGCCTGCGACGATGCTGGCAGCCGGCGTGCTGATCATTGCCACGCCAAACACCAGCAATCCGAAGCCCAGCAGACCGGCCAGCCAAGAAAGGATGACCAACTTCATATACCCGCCCCTTCGTCGTAAATGGATTTGCCACTCGGCCCCGCAGCCTTGCTGCTGATTCCGACGGCCATGATAGATGCGACGATGCCGTCGATCCGACCGGTCGCTTTGGCCTTGTCTGCCTTCCGGTTATTGGCTGGATCGGAAACGATCACCGCGTTGCCGGCGCACCAGGTCATTACCGGGTTGCCGTCGTGACGCAGGGTTTCAACTGTCTCGCTTTCGATGATCTCCCAGTCAGCGGGATCAAGATCGATTGCGTCCTGCTCAGGGGCCAACCCCAGCAAGCGGCGCTCAAACTCATCTACCGCCGGCCCCATGTCCTTGTAGCCCTGGCCGAAGCCCACCATTTCCGGCAGCGAGATGTCGTATTCGGACATCAGCTGCAGCAGGTCCTCGATGCGCCATCGGTCATAAGCAATGCGCTCAACATCGAAGTACGCACAGATCGTGACCAGGCGACGCAGCACATGTAGCTT